AGTTCGTTCCCGATGACCCGATTCACAACAGGAACTTCCTAATCGGGGTTCAGAACTATCTCAATCAGAAGCTCAAGGCCAACGGACGGCTGTTCCTGAACGAGGTGTACATCTCGCTTGGGTTCGAGCCCACTTACGAAGGCCGCAACGTGGGATGGAGTCTTGAGAAGAACCCGAACAGCGTCGTGGACCTAGGCCTCTTCGACTTCGATTACGAAGCACGGCGCATGTTCTGGCGCGGGGCGGAAGATGCAATCCTGCTCGACTTCAACATCGACGGGTGGATTGCGGACGAGCTTCCACGTGAGAAGAACGTGTGCGCCCGATACGAGGACGAAATCATCGACTGAAGCGTGTGGGAGACGCTCCAACGTCTTATGGAGCGTCCTTGGAACGATGAGACGGATTGCCTGCTCTGGTAGCGGGCAATCCCCTTTCTTTTTCGAAGAGGTGATATTATGAAGAGCCCAACGAACTTCATGTATGGCGCACTCGGCATCGCCATCATCGTGGTGTTGCTGCTACTGATATTCGGATAGGAGATAGAGATGAAGATGAACTGGACGAGCTTTGGAATCGGCATGGGCGTAGGCATGGCGGCAGGCGGCCTCGGCGTGTACATGTTCCTGCAGGCCTATGAGAAGACTGACGATGACGCTTACGCCGAAGGATATTCTGACGGGCAAGAGCAGGCACGCAAGTTCCTGCGCGAGCGTGAGGAAATAGAGAGGCAGCGCGATGCTGACCGAGTTGACAGGCTCGTGCGCGAGTACAGCGCAGAGCGCGTTGATGACATTCCAGAGGAAGAAGAGGAAGATGGAGAACCGGAACCCGAGAATTGGAAGCCGAAAGAGGTGAGAAAGGGAATGGAAGAAGATTTCAGGCATTACGTGGAGACCGAGGTTGGGGTCAACCCTCGGGAAGCCGATAACGTCGACCCGTACATCGTATCCTACGAGGAGTTCGACAACGAGAACCCGGAATACGACAAGATCCACCTGGTATATTTCCCGTCGCACGGCATCCTGATGACCGACGAGGAGGAAATCGTCGACAGCCCGGCCCGCATGATAGGAGACACGGTGATATCCTTCATCGACGAGGCCTCCATGCACGGTGCCTTCGACATGAAGAACAACCCTCTCCTGTACGTGCGAAACGACAGGTGGGGCACGGACTACGAAGTGGAGCTGCGCACCAAGCTCCAGGCTACCGGATGGATCCGGGATTACCTGGAGGGCATGGATGCATAAGCCCGACGTCTCCAGCGGGGAGTGGGCCCACGGATATTTCGCATGGTTGTGCGAGCTTGTGGCGTGTCCCCGGGAGTACGTCAAGTTGCTCAAAGTGTTGGACTCGATTCAATTCCACTGGATTTTGGAAACGGATGCGAACCGAGCCGACGATGGCGTCTTGATGCGGGATATTTACGGTAGGCCCATCAAGGGCCGCCGTGATACCCCCTGCACGGTGCTAGAGATGCTCATAGGCAGCTTGTGGAGGGCAGACCAAGCGTACGGCGTGGATCCAGAGCAATCCTACCTTGCCGATTGGTTCTGGGAGGCTCTCGGCACTGCCGATTTCCTGCAGTATTCCACCGATATGAACGGAGACTGCGATTGGGATTGGCGAGAGGTGGTTGAAAAGGTGGAATGGATACTCGACCGGAAGTACCCGAGGAACGGCGAAGGCAACTTCTGGTACATCCCGAAGTCTAGAAAAGACGAGAGGAAACATGATATTTGGAATCAGATTGGACGGTGGGTTGGATGCCGTTATTCGTTGTTCCTGACCGTGGACAGAATTTAGGAGTATGCAGTTTTTCTGTTACTTTATGCATTTTTGACGTTACCTATTGTATTAAGAATGCGACAAAAATGTGTAGACAATTCGTCAAAACCCCAGATAACTGCCCAAAAAGTTTAAGATTTTCACACCCCTACACAAATTTGTGCAAGCGTTTTCCCAGGTCAGGCCCCAAAAAGTTTAAAAGTGTCTAAATATGGAGAAAATGTGGAGAAAATGTGGAGATTTTGTGGAGATTTTGTGGAGAAAAAAAATGAAAAAGTTTAGGAATTGCTCGAATCGATATCGTGATTCGCATGCTTTGCGACAAATCCGTGTACAGATTTGCGTAGGACGTTTTGCCTGATGAAACCTTAAAATGTTTACTTTTTACACATATTTTTTACTATATATACTATGTTTAAAAAATATATTATGTAAAAAATACTATAGAAAAGTTTTTTTTCGGCTTCAGATTTGTGTTTTTGTGCAAATCCTAAAATATTCATTTTTGCATTTATACAGGAAGGAGGTGAGAGCTTGGATTTCTTCAAACCAGTTTACAGGGATGGCAAGCGGAAGGACGACCCGGTCACGGTTGCCCCGGATTTCCTGGTGTGCCGGTCCAAGGACCTGATGGTCAGAGGCAAGGCCTTCTACGCCATATGGGACGAGGACGCCGGGATGTGGAGCACAGACGAGTTCGACGTACAGCGTCTGGTGGACAGGGAGTTATATTCTTACGCCGATTCCCTGCACGAGACCTATGGATGGGACAACATCAGGGTCGCGTCGATGAATTCGTTCGACTCGAGGTCGTGGACGAAGTGGCGGAGCTACGTCGGGAGTCTCACGGACACCAACAGGGTGCTCGACGAGCGGCTGACGTTCTCGGACACGGTGACGAAGAAGGAGGATTATATTTCGAAGCGGCTGCCCTACCCGCTTGGCGGTAGCTCGTGCGAGGCGTACGAGGAAGTGATGTCGACTCTGTACGAGCCCGAGGAGCGCGAGAAGATAGAATGGGCCATCGGGTCGGTCATCACCGGTGATTCGCGTCATATACAGAAGTTCATCGTGCTGTACGGTGACGCGGGTACCGGTAAGTCGACTGTGCTCAACATCATACAGCAGCTGTTCGAGGGATATTACGTCACGTTCGACGCCAAGTCGTTGGTCGGGAGCGCCAACGTGTTCGCCACGGAAGTGTTCAAGGACAACCCGCTGGTTGCCATCCAGCACGATGGCGACTTGAGCCGCATCGAGGACAACTCGAAGCTGAACTCCATCGTGAGCCATGAGGAGATGACCGTCAACGAGAAGTACAAGTCGGAATTCTCGATGCGCATCAACGCGTTTCTGTTCATGGCCACTAACAGGCCCGTGAAGATCACAGACAGCAAGTCCGGTGTCATACGAAGGCTCATCGACGTACGCCCCTCAGGAAGGCGCATAGCCATCGACAGGTACCATATTCTGATGGACAGGATACCGTTCGAGCTCGGTGCGATAGCCGGGCACTGCAGGGACGTGTACATGAAGCTCGGCAAGGACCATTACAGCGACTACGTGCCGCTCGACATGATATTCAGGACAGACCCGTTCTTCAACTTCGTCGAGTCCCAAGCCGACGTCTTCTCGGCTCGAGACGGAGTGTCGTTGAAGTCCGCGTACGAGGCCTACAAGACGTACGTGTCCGAGACGGAGATGGCCTACAAGATGCCGCAATACAGGTTCCGCGACGAGCTGAAGGACTACTTCAAGGAGTTCCATCCAGTGGCAACGGTAGGTGGGAAGAGGGTCCGGTCGTATTACACCGGCTTCAAGCTCGACAAGTTCATGGGAAGCATCATGGAGAAGGCAGGACATGATATTTCACCGGAGGAGCCACCGCCGTTGGCGCTGACACTCGACAGGAGCGAGTCGTGGTTCGACGTCGAGTGCGCCGACTGCCTGGCACAGTACGCCCGTGAGAGCACTGGAGGGCCGAAGCGCAAATGGGACAACGTCAGGACGACTTTGAGCGAGCTCGACACGACGAGGTTGCACTACGTCCGAGTGCCGGAGAACCATATCGTAATCGATTTCGACCTGAAGAACGAAGACGGCAAAAAGGATTATATTCTGAACCTGCAGGCAGCCTCCAAATGGCCGCCAACGTACGCCGAACTCAGCAAGAGCGGGCAGGGCGTGCACTTGCATTATATTTACGATGGAGACGTCTCGGAGTTGAGCCGCATTTACGACGACGGGATAGAGGTGAAAGTGTTCACCGGAAAGAGCGCTCTGCGGCGAAAGCTCACCCGGTGCAATGGATTGGAGACCGCCCATATTTCGAGCGGCCTTCCGAAGAAAGGAGGTGATGCGAAGATGCTGAACACGAAGAGCGTTCAGTCGGAGAAGGCGCTGCGTGTCCTGATAGCCAGGAACCTGTGCAAGGAGATACATCCTGGAACCAAACCGAGCATCGACTTCATCAAGAAGATCCTCGACGATGCATACGCGTCGGATTTGCATTACGACGTCAGCGATTTATATTCTCCGATAATGGCGTTCGCCTCGCAGTCTACGAATCACCCGTTATATTGCATGAAGGTAGTGGACAAGATGAAGTTCTCGTCAGAAGAACCGTCGACTCCTGAGCCGTACAGCCGTCAGGCAGAGGTTGCGTTCTTCGACGTCGAGGTGTTTCCTAACCTGTTCGTGGTCGTATGGAAGACGGCCGGTGAGAACCATTCTCCAGTCAAGATGATCAATCCTTCGCCAGAAGACATAGAGAACCTGTGCAAGATGAAGCTCATAGGCTTCAACAACAGAAGGTATGACAACCATATCCTGTATGCCAGGCTCATAGGTTACGATAACTTCGACCTGTACAAGACCAGTCAGAAGCTCATCAATGGCGGAAGGGGGGCTGGCACCTTCAAGGAGGCATACAGTCTGAGCTATACGGATATTTACGACTTCTCATCAAAGAAGCAGAGCCTGAAGAAGTTCGAGATAGAGCTCGGTCTTCACCACCAGGAGCTAGGCCTACCTTGGGACGAGCCGGTCGACGAGTCGTTGTGGGATACCGTTGCAGATTACTGCGTGAATGACGTCATCGCGACAGAGGCCACCTTCAACGCACGGCATGCCGACTTCGTGGCTAGGGAGATTCTGGCGGACATCACAGGGCTTACGGTAAATGACACAACGCAGCAGCATACTGCCAGATTGATATTTGGCAATGACCCGCATCCGCAGGACAAATTCATCTACACGGATTTGAGCGAGGAGTTCCCAGGTTACAAGTTCGAGTTCGGCAAATCGTCATACAGGGGCGAGGACCCGAAAGAAGGCGGATACGTATATTCCGAGCCTGGAATGTATGGGAAGGTAGCACTGTTGGACATCGCGTCAATGCATCCGCATTCGATAATTGCGTTGAACTTGTTCGGTCCGTATACGAAGAACTTCCAGGAGCTGATGGAAGCCAGGTTGGCTATCAAGCACAGGGAGTTCGACCGGGCACGGGAAATGTTCGGCGGAAAGCTTGCTCGATATTTGGAGGACGAGTCCGGCGCGGACGATTTGGCGTACGCTCTGAAGATTGTGATCAACATCGTCTACGGGTTGACGAGCGCTAAGTTCGAGAACAAGTTCCGAGACCCGCGAAACGTGGATAATATTGTGGCAAAGCGTGGGGCGTTGTTCATGATTGACCTCAAGCATGCCGTCCAGGAGCGTGGCTATACCGTCGCACATATCAAGACGGACTCCATCAAGATTCCAGATGCTGACGATGATATTATCCAGTTTGTAATGGACTTTGGCAAGAAGTACGGTTATACGTTTGAGCATGAGGCGACTTACGAAAAGATGTGCCTCGTCAACGATGCCGTTTATATTGCCAAGTACAAGGACGGAGGATGGACTGCCACTGGAGCTCAGTTCCAGCATCCCGTGGTTTTCAAGACGTTGTTCTCTCACGAGCCGATAGAGTTCAAGGATTACTGCGAGACAAAGACCGTTACGACGGCGTTATATTTGGACATGAACGAAGGGCTTCCAGAGGGCGAGCACAATTACAAGTTTGTTGGAAGGGCAGGGAGCTTCTGCCCTATACAAGCCGGCAAAGGCGGCGGTCTTCTCATGCGGGAGAAGGACGGCAAGTACTATGCGGCCACCGGGACGAAGGGTTTCAGGTGGCTTGAGGCCGAGACAGTCGAAAACCTCGGCCTTCAAGACGCAGTTGACAAGGAATATTCACGAAACCTTGTCGATGCGGCAATAAGTGATATTTCGAAGTATGGAGACTTCGAAACGTTTGCTTCGGACGCAGGGTACGAAGCAGGAGACTTTAGCTAGAGAAAGGATAAAAATGGCTAAGTTGCAGAAGAAGATTGCTATCGAGAACGCGAACATCGGTTGGACGAACTTCGGGGGAGCGCCCACGCAGTACAAGCCCGCCGGAGTGCACACGTTCACCATTTTCCTCGAAGATGATATTGCGCACAAGCTTGAGGACCAGGGTTGGAACGTTCGTTGGCGTGAGTCCAAGTATGACGAGGATGCCGAGCCGTTCCCCACGCTTGAGGTGACTCTGTCCTATAACCCGAATCGCCCCGAGTTCGACCCCGAGGTGTTCCGCGTATGCGGTAACCGAATGACGAAGCTTGACCGGGAAGCCCTTGGCATTCTCGACCGAGACTGCCGTCAGAACATGGTGGAGAACGTCGACCTCGGCATTCGCTCTTATGAATGGAGCCGTCCGGATGGCACGCATGGCGTGAAGGCGTATCTGGACTTCATCTACGTCACTGTTGAGCAGGATCCGTTTGCAGAGAAGTACGGGCGCTACACGATGACAGAAGATGATATTTGCGGCAACGAAGAGGTCCCGTTCTAATGGAGTTGTATGCACATCAGAAGAAGGCTCTAGACAGGCTTCGCTCTGGGTGCATACTGGTTGGTGGGGTTGGTACGGGCAAGTCCCGTACCGCCCTTGCCTACTACTATTGCAAAGAGTGCAAAGGTGATATTTTCGGCCAATCTATAGAGCCTATGAAATCTCCCAAGGATCTGTATATAATAACTACGGCTAGAAAAAGGGATACATTGGAATGGGATGAGGAGATGATTCCGTTCCTGTTAGCGCCGACAAAGACGGCTACAGACGGCGACGTTCGTATCGTTGTGGATTCGTGGAACAACATACAGAAGTACAAGGACGTTCGAGATGCGTTCTTTATATTTGACGAGCAGAGAGCCGTCGGAAGCGGAACCTGGGCCAAGACGTTTATAAAGATAGCAAAGAACAATCATTGGATTATGCTTAGCGCGACACCGGGTGACGTGTGGGCGGATTATATTCCAGTCTTCGTAGCTAACGGGTTCTACAAGAACAAAAGCGACTTCGCTAGGAAACACATAGTCTACAGCCCGTTCACAAAGTACCCAAAGATACAGAGGTATCTAGACACTGATATTTTGGAGTCGAGGCGCAGGGCTATAACAGTCACCATGAAGTTCAAGAAGGAGTCAGAGCAGCACCACAAGCTTCTCTATGCCTATTACGACCGAGAGGCTATGCAAAAGCTGGCGAAGGACCGGTGGAACATCTACACGGACAAGCCGATAAAAGACATATCGGAGCTGTGCTATGCCATGCGCAGGCTTGTTAACACCGACCCGTCGAGGATTGATATTTTCAGGTCTATAATCAGCTCTACAAAGAAGGCTATAGTCTTCTACAACTTCGACTACGAGTTGGAACTGCTCCGAAATACTCTGCGTGAAATGGGAGTGATATTCTCAGAGTGGAACGGCCACAACCACGAGCCTATACCAAGCACGGACGAGTGGGTGTATCTTGTTCAGTACAATGCAGGCGCAGAAGGTTGGAACTGTGTGGAGACGGATACAATGATATTCTATTCGCTGAACTACTCATACAAGATAATGACGCAAGCAGCGGGAAGAATAGACCGCATGAACACTCCGTATACGGACCTTTATTATTACAAGCTCACAAGTGCTTCTCAGATTGACGGCGCAATAGCAAAAGCGCTAAGAAACAAGCGCACGTTCAACGAGAAGCAATTCCAGTATCAATTGTAGTTCGCGGGTTTTTCATGCCCCATAATGAGGAGAATAGGCGTTGGTGCCATTCTCCTCTCTTTTTTGGCCATGGAGGTGACCTGTGTTAGAAAACGCATTCAAGACAGAGCTCATTCGGGAATTGGAGGATCTGTTTCCAGGGTGCATGATATTTCATCTGGATCCAACCGAGCGACAAGGTATTCCAGACCTTCTTGTTTTGTACAAGAACAAGTGGGCGGCGCTTGAAGGGAAGCGCTCTGCCCATGCTTCTGTTCGCCCCAATCAAGCTTACTATGTTAATGAGCTGGATTCGATGTCATTCTGCAGATTTATATTTCCCGAGAACAAGGAGGAGGTGCTGCATGATCTTCAACGAACATTCTGCCCTAGAAGGACGCCACGCGTTCCTAAGCGCTAGCAAGTATCATTGGATTCGATACGATGACGATAAGTTGAAGGAGACTTATGCTAACCACTTGGCGAAAATCAGAGGCACGGAGCTTCATGATTTCGCGGCCACATGCATAAGGCTCGGTCAAAGGCTTCCTCGTTCTAGGCAGACTCTTAACATGTACGTAAACGATGCAATTGGTTATAGGATGACACCGGAGCAGCCTTTATATTTTTCCCAGAATTGCTTCGGAACAGCGGATGCCATCTCTTTTCGCAAAGGCTTGCTACGGGTGCATGATTTGAAGACTGGAGTGGTTCCAGCTCATATGGAGCAGCTCGAGGTTTACGCTGCGTTGTTCTGTTTGGAATACGACATGGATCCGGAATCCATAAAGATGGAGCTTCGAATCTATCAGAATTGTGATATTTTGATGCATGAGCCCGAACCAGAGGCCATCGCTGAAATCATGCATACGATTGAACGGTTCGACAAAGAGATAGAGGAGATAAGAAATGAGTTCGTGGAGTAGATGGGCTACGTACAACGCAGATGATATTTTGCTATTGGAAAAGCCTTCTCTTTCTTATCTTCGACATGAAGGTCGTTCAAAGAAAGACGGCGCTCCTGTAGGTTCTGGTCGTTATCCCCTTGGTTCTGGCGAGAATCCGTATCAGCGTTCAGATTTGGGCATATTGACAAGGGTTGCTGAAATCAAGAAGCAGAACCCTGGAATTTCCCAAACTGATATTGCAAAAACGCTTAACATGTCTACAACAGAGTATCGTAAGCAAATTGCTTTGGCTAGGGAATCTCAGAAGAATCTTGGTCGTGCTGAGATTTTGCGATTGACAGATGTTGAAGGCCTTTCGTTCAACGCTGCTTGTAAGCAAGTCGGCGTTCCCGAGTCGACCGCTCGAGGTTGGTTCAAGGCTCATGAGGAAAACAAGGAAAAGTCCATTACAAACATTGCAAATCAGTTGAAGGAGCGTATAAGCGACACTTCTTACGTTGATATTTCTGCAGGTTCTGAAGCGTGGCTTGGAATTACGTCGAATAGGCTTGCAAATGCTGTAAAACAGCTCCAAAAAGAGGGCTATGAGGTTCATGAAACTTATATTAAGCAGATGACTGCCGATAAGTCGACCACTATCAAGGTTCTAACTCCGCCTAACACCGATGATATTACGGTCCATCAGAACAAGGACCGAATAAAGATGGTTACGGACGTCTACTTCGAAGACAACGGCGTTACAGCGAGAGGCATCAGGCCTCCTGTTTCTGTTGATGGGAAGCGAATTTATATTCGTTACGGTGACCAAGGCGGTTCGGAACTCGATGGAACCATATTCTTGAGGCCCGGCGTTGAAGATTTGTCACTCGGGAAGTCCAGGTATGCCCAGGTTCGTATCGCCGTTGACGACAAATACTATCTCAAAGGCGTAGCGATGTACTCTGATGATATTCCAAAGGGTTATGACATCGTGTTCAATACCAACAAGAAGACTGGGACGCCCGTTGAGAAAGTATACAAGAAACTGAGCGACGACCCCGACAATCCGTTTGGGTCTTCTATTAAAGAGTCGACCATAACAAAGTCTGGCCTATTGGCTGGAGGGCAGAGCGAATACATTGGGGCTGATGGTAAGAAACATCTTTCTCCGATAAACAAGATTCGAGAAGAAGATGAATGGGATCGATGGTCAAAAACGTTGTCTTCGCAGTTTCTGTCAAAACAAACTTTGGACCTTGCAAAGAAACAGTTGACTCTTTCTTATGCAGATAAGGTAAGCGAGCTCGAAGACATACGCAAGGTTGTCAATCCTACCGTAAGGCGAGAGTTGATGAATGAGTTTGCTGATAATTGCGACTCTGCTGCTGTCGAATTGAAAGCTGCAGCGTTGCCGAGGCAAGCCAGTCGAGTTCTCCTTCCAGTTCCAGGGCTTAAAGACAACGAAGTGTATGCCCCAGGATTCCGTGATGGTGAGACAGTTGTTCTTATTCGATACCCTCATGGGGGTAGGTTTGAGATACCAGAGCTAAGAGTAAACAACAGGGCGCCCGCAGCTACAGCAATCTTCGGCAAGGACGAGAAACAGCACCCAAGAGATGCCGTAGGTATCAATCCAAGGGTTGCTCAGCAGTTGTCTGGAGCCGATTTCGACGGCGATACGGTGACGGTTATACCTAACCCGAAGATCTCATCGAAATCTCGTTTAATCAAGACTGAAAAGATGAAGGAAGAGCTGGCCAACTTCGATCCAAAGGATGCGTTTCCTGCATATGATGGCATGACGAAGGTGGCTGATGATAGTGGCTGGGATAAGCAGCGAGAGATGGGCAAAGTCTCTAACTTAATCACAGACATGCATATCAAAGGCGCAAAACCTGAAGAGATTGTAAGAGCCGTTAAGCATTCGATGGTTGTTATTGATGCGGAAAAGCATAACCTTAATTGGAAAGGCTCGGAGATAGAGAATGGTATTAGAGAGCTCAGGGTCAAGTACCAGAAAGGCCCTCAAGGCGGAGCATCTACTCTCATTTCGGCAGCTAGTGGAGAAGTACATATAGAAGGAAAGCGTAGGGAAGGAGAGAAAAGATACGACCCCGTTAAAGGCAAAGAAGTCACCGTGTTGGTAGACCCTGACACTGGTAAAAAACTTTACACCCAGGTGAAGAACGAATGGGTGGATAAGAATGGCAAACTTCATAAGTCTACTACGGAGTCTACGCGAATGGCTGAAGAAGATGACCCATACAAGTTGTCTTCTGGTACTCCAATGGAGAATCTCTATGCATCCTATGCTTCTAACATGAAGAGCCTGGCCAACTCTACCCGGAAGGAGGCCCTCTCCCTAAAGGACCCCTATGTAGACCCCCGGGCTAGGGAACGGTATGCTTCAGAGGTGGCATCCTTAGATAGGAAAGTTCAGGCAGCTATAAGAAACAAGCCTTTAGAGAGGCAAGCTCAAATCATGGCTAACGCGGAGTATGCTTCTAAACTTAGAGCCAATCCAACTCTTGACAAGGACGAAAAGAAAAAATTGCGTGCCCAATGCCTAGCAGGAGCTCGAAATAAAACGAACGCACTTGGAAAAAGAGACCGTGTTTACATAACGCAAAGAGAGTGGGAAGCAATCGAGGCTAATGCTCTTCCAGCATCAAAGGTTAAAACGATACTTCTTAATTCGGATACCGATAGGGTAAAAGAGCTAGCAACACCTAGGCAACATCAAACAATGTCTCCAGCACGTGTGGCAAAAGCAAAAGCTATGGCTAATGGCCACTATACACAGCAAGAAATAGCCGATGCTTTAGGCGTAAGCAGGAGCACTGTATCTAAGTACTTGGCTATGTAGTATGTTTGTATGTATGCGTGCATGAAAGGAGGTGCTATAGGGCAATGAACGAACCTATTCGCGAATCTGTTTTGACAGAGCAACAGTTTAGAACTCTTAGCAATAGCGCAAACATTGAAGCGTTTAACTATGACTATAGTTTGTTGCCAGAGTTTATGCTTACAACAAAAGACAATCCTTTCAATCCTTTCACCAACTTCGATGAATGGTATGAATGGGACGAATCAAAAGGCTATCAAACTTGTGGTTTGCTTGCAAGAGTTTCGAACTTTTCTTCTGCATTGTCCTATGAAGATCAAAAAATTGACGCCCAGCTTTCAATAGATGCTATACTTAATTCGGATCCGTTTGGAATTTACACAGTTGTCGTTAAACCGAAGAGTAAAAGCTAAACTTTTCCGTTTTAATTAAGTTTGTTCGCTTTTCTGTTGCCTTTTGCCTACCCACAGTTAGGCACTATTGGCACTGGAGGGGGGACCACGCGAAAAAGCCCCCACCCCTGCATCGCGCCGGCCTTCAAGATTTCTCCGGGGGTAGATATTTTAGACGATTTCCGGCACGTTTCCGCCAGTTCAAACGGGGCTCTGTCTCCTTTCCACAGGCCTTACCCACCTCCAGGGCGTTTCCACGTTTTTAGCTGCTGACTCAACACCAAAAACTCCTTAGAACTGGCGGTAATGTGCTGGAAATCGTGTGTAATCATAGGAGGTGAGTCCGATTACAAAGAAGAAAGTCATCAAAAGTGACGACGATATTCCCAAAAGGACTCGTCCGCCAGCAAGAACACGCAAAGATCGAGAGGATGAGCTGATTGGATTGGCTGTAGACCTTGCCGAGAAGCAACTTCGCGAGGGTACAGCCTCCACTCAGGTCATCGTTCATTATTTGAAGCTGGCTTCTCCACGTTCGGATCTCGAACGCGAGAAGCTAGAGAGCGAGAACGCCTTGCTGAAGGTGAAAGCCGATGCAATAGAAGCCGAGCAGCGTACCGAAGAGGCATATTTGGCCGCAATAGAGGCTATGCGAATCTATCAAGGCGCAGATGGTGACGACTATGAGGAGTAGGAAGTCATATTTCGAGCTTCAGAACCTCGAAACCTTCGAAGAACGTTTCGAGTATCTGAAACTTCCAGGAATCGTCTCCCATTCCACATTTGGCGGCCACCGTTATCTGAATCAGGCGTTTTATCGCTCTCCGGAGTGGAGAAAAGCAAGGGACTACGTTATTCTAAGAGACAAAGGGTGCGATTTGGGGATAGATGGTCTCGAGATACCAGACGGAGAACGTCTCGTAGTCCATCATATGAACCCAATCACCCCAGAGGATATTGAGAATCGATCCGAGAGTCTTTTCGACCCGAACAATCTCATTTGCGTATCCGATACGACCCATAAGATGATACATTACGGCGACATTGATGGAGTACCAGATCGCGAACCGGTTGTGAGGCGTCCAAACGACACGGTTCCCTGGAAGTCATAGGGAGGTGTGATGGCAGGAAGCATATTGAACGACATAAAGAAGATCTGCAACGTCCCAGAAGACTATGATGCCTTCGACCAGGATCTGATTCTTCACACGAACTCCATTTTCATGGTTCTTCAGCAGCTTGGCGTTGGTCCAGATGACGGGTTCTCCATAACCGGAGCTTCTGAGACATGGGAAGACTACGAGGGCGTGGATGACATGCAGGCGTTGAAGACGTATCTGTCTCTGCGAGTGAAGATGCTGTTCGATCCGAACGGTTCCTCGTATGTCATATCTTCGATGGAGAAGGTAATCAGCGAAATGGAGTGGCGTCTGTGCTTGCAGGCAGAGGCGGTGAATTCTTGATCCGGATATGGTAAAAAGGAAGCGATTTAAATAGTTGATATAGAGCTATAAAAAGGGGTGGGGTACATGCTTTCAAACACGGCTGTCCCGAAGTATTACGGCAAGTTCAGGGACGCCGTGATGAGGGGCGAGATACCAGTAAACCAATTCATCTCCATGGAGATGAACCGTATCGATGCATTGATACGGAACCCCGGAGTCTACTATGACGACAAGGCGATAGATGGGTACATCGCTTATTGCGAGAAGGAGCTCACGCTGACGGACGGCACCGATCTCCATCTACTCGACACGTTCTGCCTGTGGGCTGAGCAAGCGTTTTCATGGTTCTACTTCGTGGAGCATAGCGTGTTCGAACCGGATCCTGACAACCACGGAGGGCAGTACGTCCGCAAGGTCGTCAAACGGAGGCTGACGAACAAGCAGTACATCATCCTCGGTCGAGGTGGCGCCAAGTCCATGTACGCCAGCACGATCCAGTCGTACTTCCTAAATGTCGACACGTCTACGACGCATCAGATCGTCGTGGCCCCGACGATGAAGCAAGCTGAAGAGACCCTTTCCCCCATACGGACTGCAATAGCACGGTCTAGGGGCCCGTTGTTCACGTTCTTGACTGAGGGCTCTCTTCAGAACACCACTGGTTCGAGGTCCAAGCGAACGAAGCTTGCATCCACGAAGAAGGGCATCGAGAACTTTATGACGAACTCCCTCATAGAGATTCGCCCGATGTCCATCGACAAGCTTCAAGGCATGCGGTGCAAGGTTGCTACTGTCGATGAATGGCTGTCCGGGGACGTCCGCGAAGACCCGATCGGGGCAATAGAGCAGGGAGCATCCAAGATCGCCGACTACTTCATCCTCGCCATCAGCTCTGAAGGCTGTGTCCGAAATTCCGTAGGCGATACAATCAAAATGGAGTTGGTCGACATCCTCAGAGGAGATTACATCAACCCGCATGTGTCGATTTGGTATTACAAGCTCGACGATGTCAGCGAAGTTGCGAACCCTGAGATGTGGCTGAAGGCGCAGCCGAATCTCGGCAAGACGGTTTCGTATGAGACTTACCAGCTCGAGGTCGAACGAGCCGAGAACGTGCCAGCGGCGAGGAACGACATCCTTGCGAAACGCTTTGGGATACCGACTGAGGGGTACACATATTTCTTCACCTACGAGGAGACGATACCACATCCTAGAAGGGACTTCTGGCAGATGCCATGTTCGATGGGCGTGGACTTGTCTCAGGGCGACGACTTCTGCGCATTCACGTTCTGGTTCCCGTTGCCTAACGGCAAGTTCGGGGTGAAGACAAGAAGTTACATCTCAAGCAGGACGATGGACAAGCTATCAAAGGCCATGCACAAGAAGTACGAGGAGTTTCTAGATGAAGGCAGCCTTATCGTCATGGAAGGAACGATTCTGGATCTGGATGATGTGTATGATGATCTGGACAACCATATCATTCAACGGGATTACGACGTACGGGCTGTCGGTTACGACCCGTACGCTGCAAAAGCTTTCATCGAGCGATGGGCTTCGGAGAACGGTCCCTATGGGATCGAGAAGGTTATTCAGGGTGCCAGGACGGAATCCGTTCCGCTTGGCGAGCTGAAGAAGCTTGCCGAAGACCGCATGATCCTGTTCGACGAAGAGCTGATGTCGTTTGCCATGGGGAACTGCATCGTCATAGAAGACACTAACAAGAATCGAAAGCTTCTCAAGAAGAAACGGGAGCAGAAGATCGATAACGTCTCCGCGATGATGGACGCCTTCATCGCGTACAAGATGCACAAGGAGGTGTTCGAATGAGTGAAGAGTACCTAGCACATTACGGCGTCCTCGGCATGAAATGGGGTATAAGGCGTTACCAGCCTTATGGGCAAGGCTATAGTGGTTCTACCGGTCGTTTCGTTCCTACAGGAAACGATAGAAAGGATAAGAAAGCTCTTAAGAAGCATATAAAGGCTACAAGAAAGAGCTATCGAGCAGCCCAAAAGGCAAAAGGCGTTAAAACTACCGATGAGCTTGGTAAAAACGTTGAGCGTGTTGCGAAACGTCATAAAAAAGCTCTGGATAGCGATTCTCAGTATAACGACGCGAAAGCACGCTACGCGAAAGCAAAGCAAGAGCAAAAGCTTGCAGAGCGTTTTGAGAACTTTGAATACCAAAACGTTGAATCTTTACGCTCTAAAAACCCTCAAGGATATTGGGAAAACCTAGAATTGTCAATTGCTAAAGACAAACATAGGGAAGCACAGCAACGACTTCACGATGTCGACGAAGCTGTGTATAAAGCGGAAAAAGACTATACCGATAGGGAACGAAGCATAGCAAAGAGCTTTTCAGAAGATTATAGAAACGCTGCAGCAAAAGATCTTGGCTTTTCCGATGTTGAAGAAGGCAAGAAGCTGCTTGACAAGTATAATCTGATGGTTAGAGCCGTGGACGGCATATCCTTCGGCATGGATAATAGGCAGGTTAGGCGGTAAAACTAAGGGGGTGTTCGAATGAGTGAAGACTACCTAGCGCATCACGGCGTCCTAGGCATGAAATGGGGTGTTAGGCGTTACCAGCCTTATGGCGGAGGAACCTACGAGCCAGAGCATCGTGGGCGATTTGTTGGAAAGAATGGCGCAAAAGGAAATGTGTCCAGTCGTTCTATTCAGAAGCCAAAAAGCGCTAAAAAGCAAGCACGGTTGGATGAAAAAGCTTACAAAAGAGATTATAAACGTGCTGAAAAAGCATACAATCGAGCTCTGAAAAAGAATCCGGAAGCTCCAGAATACGCCAAGGTGCAAGCTCAGAAAGCATCTGAGCTGAGCAAAAGTAAAAAAACAGAGGCTTTTAGAAACGCCATGACGAATCATACCGAGTTCACTCTTGATGATGTGGCTAATTACAATGACGAAGTTGCTCGAATTGGTAAAAAGTATAAAAACCAGACAGTTAATGCTGTGATGAAGGATCTTAAGATCGAGGACACAAAAGGCGCGAGGGCTTTTGTAGAGAAAATGGTAGAATCTGAATATAGTTTGGATGACAACGATAAAAGAGTAATAGTACCGCATCATTAACCGCATTTACACTCCTTATTTGGAGGTTTTAGGCAGAAGTAAGGAGGTGTTTTAATGAGTGAAGAGTACCTAGCACATTACGGCGTCCTCGGCATGAAATGGGGCGTCAGAAGGTATCAACCTTATGGGCAAGGTTACAGCGGTTCTAAAGGCCGGTTCGTTGGCAAGAGCGATGCAAAAAGTAACGTTACAGCAAAACGTGCGGCTAAGCAGCAGCGTGCGGACGCTAGAAATGCTCAAAAGCAAAAACGTTTGGACGAGAAAGCTTACAATAGAGATTACAAGAAAACCAGCAAGGCGATTCAGAAGCATTTCGAAGAAGATATTAAAACGTCTCGATCTGGTAATAAACGAAGAAGGGAAGCTTTTGATCAGAAGTCGAAAAATAGGAGAGATGTCGAAAGGCGTATGGAAGAGGAAGTAGCTAACTCGAGGGAAGCAAAAGAACTTTCGAAAGCTGAAGACGCGATTGGCAAGAAATTTGACAAATATGGAGGAGATGCGGTATTCACCGACAAAGAACTAGGGCGATTGGACGAAGCAGAAGTTCGGTTGAATGCTAAAACCGTAGCTGTTGCCGAAAAGTATGTTGATTCGTGGGCGGATGCGACCTTGAAGGATTTGGGTATTTCTAGCACTGCCGGAAGCCGGCAAGCTGCGTTGGATAGGTATGTTGTTTTGGATGCGAATACCGGGGAGACAAGGCCTGCTAAGCGATAAATCTGATCGTTTCTTGTTTTTAAGCAGTATTGTTTGGAGGTGAAAATTATTGAGCCTTACAGATAGAGTTAAACGGGCATGGAACGCCTTCCAAGCTGAGGAGCAATCGAGGCCTGATTTCACAGTTCACGAAGGCATGACATACACGAGTCGTCCAGACAGGCCGATGCTTCACCTCGGAAACGAGAAGTCTGTCGTTGGAGCGATTTATAACCGTATTGCACTTGACGTTGCATCTGTTGACATCAAACATGTGCGTCTAGATCAAAATGGGGTTTTCAAAGAGGTTTTGGCAACGAGCTTGAACGAATGCTTGACGATTGACGCCAATATCGATCAGACAGGACGGGCTCTTATCTTCGACACGGTCCTGTCCATGTTCGACGAAGGCGTGATAGCGGTTGTCCCTGTTGATGCCACGATGGATATTCGAAAAACCGGTTCCTTTGACGTTCTCTCTCTGAGAACGGCGAAGATCAAACAGTGGCGACCTCGGACGCTCCGCGTCGAGGTTTACAACGAGGATACTGGACGGCATCAGGAAGTAGACGTTCCGAAGAACCATACGGCCGTTATCGAGAACCCGTTCTATTCGATCATGAACGAACAGAACTCGGTTCTAAAGAGGCTTGTCCACAAGATGAACACTCTTGACGCAATCGACAAGCAGAGTGGCAGTTCGAAACTCGATCTCATCATCCAGCTTCCGTACACCATCAAGAGCGACCTGCGTCAAGAGCAAGCAGATAAGCGAAAGAAGAAGATAGAAGAGCAGCTAGAGAATTCCAAGTACGGTATCGCGTACATAGATTCGACAGAACATGTCACCCAGCTAAATCGACCCGTCGACAACAACCTCATGTCTCAGATCGAGTACCTGACTAGAATGCTATACAGCCAGTTGGGAATTACCGAGGAAGTCATGAACGGCACTGCCGACGAGAAGACTATGCTGAATTACAACAACCGGACCATTGGCCCTATTCTCGTCACGATTTGCGAAGAGATGAGTCGCAAGTTTCTGACGAAGACTGCCCGTTCTCAAGGACAGTCCATCGCGTTCTTCAACGATCCGTTCAAGCTTGTTCCAGTGTCTCAGATTGCAGAGATCGCTGACAAATTCACCCGAAACGAGATCATGTCCTCTAACGAGGTGCGTGGCATCGTCGGTTACAGGCCAGTCGACGATCCGAGAGCAAACGAGCTCAGGAACAAGAATCTCAACCAGACGGCAGAGGAAGCGCAAGCCCCGCCGTCAGTGTAGGACGGTAACGGCGAAGAGGAGCAATGGTAAAGAAAGGAAGCGATTATGGCGTATGATTTCAGTGGGTACGCCACGCGCAACAACATCCGTTGCGCGGATGGACGAACGATCAGGCGCGATGCGTTCAAGGACTGCGACGGCAAGACCGTTCCGCTAGTCTGGCAGCATCAGCACAATGAGCCTATCAACGTCCTCGGGCATGCCCTGTTGGAAAATCGAGAGGACGGTGTGTACACGTACGGTCAGTTTAACGACTCTGAGTATGGCCAGTACGCCAAGACTCTCGTTCAGCATGGGGACATCACTTCTCTGTCCATCTATGCTAACCACCTCAAGCAGGACTCCGATCGGAACGTCTTGCATGGGCAGATCCGAGAAGTAAGTTTGGTCCTTGCCGGGGCTAATCCCGGAGCGTACATCGACGCGGTTGCCATGGAGCACGGCGAGGATGGCGAAGAGGAAGCTGTGATTTACAGCGGCGAGGAGCTTGTTCATTCTGATGGAGTTCCGGACAAAAAGAAGCCGGAGGAAAATCAAAATGAAGAGCCAGACGCCAAAGATACTGATAAGGAGGAAGCCGTGGCAAAGGAAGATGCCGATCGCACAATCGGTGATGTCATCGAGGAGATGACCGAAGAGCAAAAGAATGTTATGTATTACTTGATTTCGAAGGCCGCAGAAGGCGGCGACGAAGCGCCCGAAGATGAAGGAGATGATGACGTGAAGCACAATCTGTTCGACGTTGAAACCGAGGAAGAGAACTTCCTGTCCCATGACGACGTGGTGGAGATCTTTGGCGATGCAAAGCGTATCGGCAGCTTGAAGGAATCCATGCTCCAGCACGGCATCCAGAACATCGACATCCTGTTCCCTGAAGCTCAGACCGTCACCCCGACGCCCGAGATGATCATGCGCCGCACCGAGTGGGTTTCCAAGGTTCTCGCTGGCGTCTCCAAGACCCCGTTTGCGCGAATCAAGTCTACCGCTGCGAACCTCACCAAGGACGAGGCGCGTGCCCGAGGATACATCAAGGGCCACAAGAAGGTCGAGCAGCAGTTCGGTCTGCTCAAGCGTGCAACCACGCCTCAGACCATCTACAAGCTTCAGAAGATCGACCGCGACGATGTCATCGACATCACCGACTTCGACGTTGTGGCTTGGATGAAGGCTGAGCTTCGCACCATGCTCGACGAGGAACTCGCCCGTGCGCTCATGGTTGGCGACGGCCGCACTCCCGGTACCGATGACAAGATCGAGCCCGATCACATCCGCCCGATCTACGGCGACGCTGAGACCTACACCATTTACTACACCGTAGACTATGACGGCATCCAGGATGTGACCGACAAGGCCAACGCCCTCGTCGCTGCCGCCCTCCGTTCCCGCAAGGAGTATCGTGGCTCCGGCAACCCGACTTTCTACTCCACGAACGACATCATCACCGACATGATGCTCGCGACCGACAAGATGGGCCGCAAGCTGTACAGCACTGAAGCCGAGCTGGCAGCTGCTCTCCGCGTCAAGGAGATCGTCGAGGTTCCGGTGTTCGAGGGTGTCAAGCGTGTTGACGAGGACGAGGCCGCCCATGAGCTCATCGGCATCATCGTGAACCTCAACGACTACAAGATGGGTGCCGACAAGGGCGGCGAGGTCAACTTGTTCGACGACTTCGACATCGACTACAACAAGTACGAGTACCTGATCGAGACCCGTTGCTCCGGCGCTCTCTACAAGCCCTATTCGGCCATCTGCCTCGAGAAGGACTCCACCATCAGCGGTGTTACCGGGGCGACCGGGGAGACCGAATAACTCTAATAGGAGAACAACATGAGGTTTTTCGGAAACGTTGGCTACGAGATAGCCGTTGACAATGGTGATGGAACGTGGACGGTTCCTGACAAACCGGTCGAGCGCGAGTATTATGGTGATGTGACTAGGAATCTCAGGCGCTACGAGGGGACAGAGAAAGTCAACGAGGATCTGACATTGAGCAACAGCTTTTCGATAGTCGCAGACCCTTTTGCTTTCGAGAACTTCATGTACATTCGCTACATTGAATGGATGGGGAGGAAGTGGAAGGTCTCGAATGTCGAGATCCAGCCTCCCCGTCTTCTCCTCACGGTAGGGGGCATGTACAATGGCTAGTAGAGAAGAGAGGCGACTGGCTTTGCAAGCGCTTTTGGAAGAAGCGCTTGGGTCCAAAAACGTTTACTTTGAACCGCCAGAGAACCTTCGGATGTCCTATCCGTGCATACGGTACAATCGGGCTCAACTTAATACGGTGGAAGCAGACAACCGTAAATACTGGACCATGACGACGTATGATGTGACGTACATCGCGAAAGATCCTAGAGACGGCGGAGTAATCGATCGCATCATGGACATCAGGTACTGTTCCCACGTCCGCCATTACATCGCGGACAACCTCCATCACGATGTGTTCAACATCATAACCTAATCAGATAGGAGAAATCAAAATGGCAAAGATTGAATGGGATAAGGCTGGCGAACGTTTCTACGAGACTGGTGTCAAGAACGGCGTTCTTTATCCGATGCTGGCTAGCGGCGCCGGGTATGACAAGGGCGTTGCTTGGAACGGTCTTACCGCTGTCACCGAGTCTCCCTCTGGTGCAGAGGCCAACAAGCTTTATGCTGACGACATCAACTACGCCACCCTTCGTTCTGCCGAGGAGTTCGGCGCAACCATCGAGGCGTACACCTATCCGGATGAGTTCGCCGTGTGCGACGGCTCTGCCGAGCCGGTTGCCGGCGTGAAGATCGGGCAGCAACCCCGTCGTTCCTTCGGTTTCTGCTATGTCACCAGTATCGGCAATGATGTCACTACCGATCTTGGGTATTTGCTGCACATCTGGTACAACTGCACGGCATCTCCGTCCGAGCGTGCGTATCAGACCATCAACGACAGCCCCGAGGCCATCACGTTCAGCTGGGAAGTCGAGACCAACGGCGTTGCCGTTGAGGGCTTCAAGCCCACGGCAAGCATCACCATCGATTCGACCAAGGTAGATGATGGAAAGCTTACTACTCTTAAGAACATGCTTTACGGCACCGAGTCGACAGAGCCTACCCTGCCTTCCCCGGACGATGTGATTGCCGTGTTCGGTCCTTCCGGCACGACTGAATAACCTAAAAGCGAAAGGAGACAGAGAATGCTTAAGAAAGTGATCACTTACACGGACTATGATGGTGAAGAGCGAACTGAAGCGTTTTACTTCAATCTGTCAAAAGCGGAGCTTTTGGATATGGAGCTCTATTCACAAGGTAAGTATACCGAGAAGCTTCAGGAAATCATCGACGCAAAGGACCATCAGGCCATTGTCAACACGTTTAAAGATTTGATCTACAAATCCTATGGCGTGAAAAGCGACGATGGGCGAAGGTTCATCAAGTCGGAAGAGGCGACAAAGGCGTTTACCGAGACGGAAGCTTTCAGCGAGCTTTACTTGGAGCTTGCTACCAATGCGGATGCCGCAGCGGCTTTCGCTATTGGCATCCTGCCAAAGGATCTTCAGGATAACGTGTCTGTAACGGATGTCGTCAGGGCTAATTCGTAGCCGTGGATATTTGAGAGGATGTATGGGGATGCTCAAGATACACGTTTCTGGTTCTGAGGTATACGATGAGCTTTCTGAGGAGTTCATTGTCGTGAAGCCTGTAGATCTTGCGCTTGAGCATTCCCTCATCTCTCTGTCTAAGTGGGAATCCAAGTGGCACAAGCCATTTTTGAAGGATGAAAAGAAAAGCGATGAGGAGTTTCTAGATTACATTCGCTGCATGACCCTTACGCAAAATGTAGATCCTCACGTATATTTGTCTCTTTCGCAAGAGAATCTTAGTGAAATTCTATCGTACATTAACGATCCGATGACTGCGACCACGTTTTCTAAGACCAATAGTGCTCCTAATCATGAGACTTATACTTCTGAATTGATTTATTACTATATGATTGCTGCTGGTGTGCCTATAGATTGTCAGAAATGGCATTTGAACAGGCTCCTGACGTTGCTTAAGATCTGCGGTATAAAAGCGTCAAAGCAGAAGCCAATGTCAAAGGCTGCGATAATGAAGCAAAATTCCGCCATAAATGCGGCCCGACGTGCCAAGATGGGATCTAAGGGGTAGGCATGGTTTCGCTGGTTACAAAAGGGAATTTCAACAACATCAAGCGGTTTCTTTATAGAATGAGCAACTGGTCAGCTAAGCTCGTTCTCGACAGCTATGGCAGAAAAGGCGTTGATGCTCTTGCCGCAGCAACCCCCATTCGTTCTGGTAAGACTGCAAGTTCATGGTCATATAATGTAACTGGCGGTAATGGCTCGTGGGAAATCGAATGGTATAATTCTAACCTCAACGACGGTGTGAACATCGCTTTGATTCTTCAGTACGGTCATGGAACTGGAACAGGCGGCTATGTTACAGGAATCGATTATGTCAATCCAGCGCTTAGGCCGGTGTTCGAATCGTTTATCGACGACATTTGGCGGGAGGTGACAAAGTAATGCCAAGCATTGATGAGAAAGTTGTCTCGTTAAAATTCGACGACAATGATTTTGCTAGAAAAGTAGAGTCTACAAAGAGGAATGTAGAGCAGCTTGAACAGTCGTTGTCATTTAAGGGCGCTGGAGATGGGCTGCAGAAGATAACCAAGGCCGCAAAAGGCGTAGATCTTTCACCTATAGCCAGTTCAGCTGAGATGGTGATGGGGCGTTTCAACGCTCTAGATGCCATAGCGTTCAGCGTTATACATAACATTACAACTGGCGTTATGAATGCTGCGAAGAAGTTGGCCACCGCGATACCTCGGCAAATCTGGACTGGTGGTTGGTCTCGAGCAGCTAATCTCGAACAGGCAAAGTTTCAGATAGAAGGCTTGAAGGCTTCATGGGACGATCTGTATAAGGATATTTCATATGCTGTCGACGGAACGGCGTATGGTCTTGATGCAGCGGCTAAGGTTGCGTCTCAGCTAACGGCTTCAGGTATTCAAGCTGGCGATCAGATGAAGCAGTCGTTGCGAGCCATTTCCGGCGTTGCCGCAATGACGAACAGCAGTTATGAAGACATCGGCCGAGTGTTCACAACTGTTGCCGGTAATGGTCGACTCATGGGCGAACAGCTTCTTCAGCTGTCTTCAAGAGGCATCAACGCGGCAGCCACCTTGGCAAAGGCGTTGAACAAATCAGAAGCAGAAGTTCGAGACATGGTTTCCAAGGGTGAAATCGATTTCAACACTTTTGCCGAAGCCATGAACGAAGCTTTCGGTGAGCATGCAACCGCGGCTAACGAAACTTTCAGTGGTGCGTTGTCAAATGTTAAATCAGCCCTTTCGCGAATCGGAGCGGAGATAGCAACGCCATTGAGGCAGAACATGATTCCGGTGTTCAATTCGCTTCGACTCATGATCAATGCCATAAAATCGTCGCTCTCCCCGATTTTCGAGGATATTTCTCAATCGTTCGAGTTCATGAGCAAGCATGCGGTTACGGCGATAGATGCGATTACCGGCCACATGAACAACAAGAAGTTCATCACTTTTGACGATTGGAAGAAAGCCGGAGAAGTTTCGGAAGAGTTTAAAAATGCGATAATCTCCGCCGCGGAAGCGCATGATGTCGCTGTATCAGACATGATTGCCGAAGAGGGTTCTTTCGAGAAAACCCTTAAGAATGGTTGGCTTTCAAAGGATATTCTCGACGAAGCTGTAGAGTCCATGGGCGGCCTGTCTTCTCAATCAGACGATGTGAGGGCATCTTTCAACGCCATGAACGATGCTCTTGCCAGTACGGATAAGATGGCGTCTCTCGAGCTTCTAATCGGCGTGTTTGAGAAGTTTCTGGATGTAGCGCTTCGACTTGGGAGCGTTGTAAAAGATGCATTCACTAATGTTTTCGATTTCAACATATCTGGAGATTCCATAAGGGACTTCATAAAGTCCATTTATGACATGGCTGACGGTTTCAAGCTTTCAGGAGAAACGGTTCGCTTCGTCAGGGAGATATTCGAAGGTTGGTTTTCCCTTCTTCATATTTCTGGAACTGGTGCCATAGCGGTTTGGCAGCTTTTCTACACCGTGTTTTCATCCATGGCCGACGCGTTGTCGCCTTTGGGTCGTCTGATTGGTGACGTTCTTCTGGGCTTTTCGGATCTCGCCCAGTCTCTCGATACTACAATTTCCAGGTCGGAATGGCTTAAAGGAACGTTTTCCGGGTTGTTGGCAACCATAAAGGCATTCTCATCTGGCGTTAAAAGCTCGATTAGCGAATTTGTAGATAGCGTCGAAGCTTCTGGAGCCATAGATAATTTCTTCCATAAAGTAAAGGAATTTGCTTCTGACGTCGCACCGAAGTTCGTTTTGGCCGTCAACCACATGGCCACAATAGGCGGAAAGGTATTGAACGTTTTCTCTGTAATAGGGTCAGGGCTATCCAAAGTTTTCGGGTCGTCTAATAGCGCCTTTGTGGAGTTTGCTCCAGGGCTAGAAAACCTAGCAAATACGATGCAGAATACTGGATCCGTAATCGCTTCTTTCTTGGACTTCATATCTTCTGTATTTGCTGCATTCTTCAACGTCTTAAGCGCTGGCATTGATAGATTCTCAGGGTTTGGGTCTTCGTTTAATTCTGCAACGGAAAAAGTCTCTGATGCTTCTGAAACGCTTTCGGAAAAAGTAGGTCCTGCTGCTCATGCTATCGATAAGCTTAGGTCTGTAATCGATAAAATCAGAGGCATGCTTCCGTCGTTTGAGTCTTCTGGAAACGGGCTGAAGAACTTTTCCGACATGCTAGCTAATGTAGGGGCGGCTATAGGAAATTTCGTTGCGAGCCTTGATTTCGGACAAGTTATAGACGTTGCCATAAAAGTCATAGACGAGATCTTCAAGATAATGCTGGCCATATCTACCAAGAAAGGGATTGATACGGCGGCTGACACAATGAAGTCGCTTGGAAAAGGGTTAAACGGATTCCTTGGATCCCTGTCTGGTTTGGTGAATTCCAAGAATAGGAATCTTACCGGCCTCCCCGCGATGGTTAATTCGATAACGGCAGCTATGGATAAGATGTCGAAGCAGCTCATTCCAGGTAAATTGATGGCTATCGCCTTTGCCATAGGCGTGCTTTCCGTTGCGCTGTTCCTGTTGGCGTCTTTGGATCCGGTTTCATTGGCCAAGGCTTTGACTGCCGTGGCTATCGGGCTCGGCGTCCTTATAGGCGCGATGGTCCTTATGGATAAAGCCCTTTCTGGAAGTTCCATGAAAGGGATGTTCTCCATGGCCGTCACGATGGTGGCTTTGGCCGGAGCAATGATCTTGTTTGCTATAGCAGTTAAGCTCCTTGATAGTGTCGACTGGGATGCTATTGGGAAAGCCGGTGCTGTTCTGGCTGGAGTTGTCGCAGCTATGTATGGGCTGACTAAGATAGGAAAAGGCGCTATAAGGTCGGCTATCTCGTTGCAAGCTTTGGCGGTCGCGTTGACAATGCTTGTCGTTCCGATAATGTTAATAGGCCGGATGAAGTTCGAGACCCTTGTTCAAGGGCTTATGGGAATAGCTGGCGCATTGGGTGTGACAATCGGAGCGCTAGCCGTGATGTCGAAAGTGCATGCTGGAAAGGCCGTTGTTCAATTATTCGGCGTTGCCATAGCGTTGACGGCGTTGATCAAACCTATAAAAGAGCTTGGAAGTATGGACGTAATCTCCCTGGTTCAAGGTTTAGGCGGCGTTGCGGCGGCGTTGTTCATCTTGGTTGCTGTTTTGGCAGCAATGAAAAATCGCGACCTTAATGCGGCTGTTATGCAGCTAAGCGTGGTCGCTGGCGTCATAACGATCTTGTCAAAAGCCGTACAAGAACTGGGCTCTATGAGCTTGGAGGACATGATTCAAGGCCTTGCCGGTATAGGCGTTTCTATATTTATCTTGGTTGGCGCTTTAGCGGTAATGCAGAAACTCAAGCTTTCATCAGCTGTCGTTGGGTTGGCTGGATTGGCTGCTGTTCTAATGCAGTTGGTCATCCCGATAACCATATTCGGTTCCATGAGCACAGAGTCCCTAGCTAGGGGGATTATCGGCATTGCTGGCAGTCTTGGCGTTTTGATAATCGCCATGGCCGCTATGAAGAACATGAAGATGACGACGGCGGCTATTGAACTGTTCGCCATAGCAAAGGCTCTTTTGGTTCTTATGATTCCAATAAAGATGCTTGGGGAGATGAATCCTTGGGATTTGGCTCAGGGCATAGGCGGTCTAACAGCAGCCCTTATAGCGGTTCTTGCCCCGATGTCAGCCTTTATGATTCTTATGAATCGTACCAGCGCTTTCGCATCCGTGAAAATGGGATCGATGTTGTTAATGTTCTTGGGCGTTAGCGTGGCCATCATGGCGTTAGCTAAAGCACTTGAAATCTTGGCCGGTATACCAGCCCAGCAGTTGGCTGCAGGACTTATTGCATTGGGTGTTGGCTTGGCTGTCGTTATTGGCGCAATGTACATTGCGGGTATGCTTGCTACGACGTTGGCGCCAGGCGTCCTCGTTCTTTTGGCGTTTGGTGTAGCTATAGGTTTGGCTGGAGCTGGGATATTCTTGTTTGCTACTGGCTTGGAAGCTTTGATAATAGCTGCAGCTAGTCTTGGGGCGGCTTTGACAACTGTCGTTACGGCGCTAAATTCGCAAATAGATCCTATAATGGAGTTAGCCGCTAATGCTCTTAGGAGTTTAGGAGAGAAAATAGGGCCTGTTCTTGCCGAGCTTGGCGGGAAGATCGTGGAGTTCTTGAAAGAGACTTTCATGAACACGTCTAAAAGCATTTCGGAAGACGCGCCCGTTCTGATTGATGCGTTCACACAGATGGTGACGTCGTTGGCAGATGCAATAGCTCCTAAGATTCCGATATTCATAGAAAAGGGCGTTGAGATCTTAACCGCTCTGATGTCGGGGCTCGAGTCGAAGGCGTCAGATCTTGCGACCAGTGCTTTAAGCTTGGTTACCGCGCTCATAAACGCAATAGCCGATGCTATCGAGGGTCACGGCGTAGAGCTTAGAGACGCTTGCGATCATCTCGTCCAGTCAATCATCGATTTCATTATCGAGTTCATCACTGGAAAAGAGCAAGTTGTCGATGAAAACGGCAAGACGATCGGCCAGAACATCATGGACGGCATTCGAAACGGCATAAACGAGTTCTTGGACCATCCGCTTCAGGCCATAGAGGAATTCGTGACGAGCCTTATCGACAGGGCAAAGGGGCTTCTCGGCATCGCATCGCCTTCTACCGTTTTCGAATCTATCGGTGGCGATTTGATGGCTGGCTTGAAGAACGGCATAGAATCGTTCACTTCAGATCCAATAGGTGCAGTGGAAACCTTGGCCACCAACCTTGTAGACACCGTTAAGAATACCCCTATAGGCCAAGCGGCTGAAACCGTTGTGGGAAATTTGTCGTCGGCGTTCGAAGCTGTAAGGCAAGATCCTGTGGCAGCCGTAAGCTCTGGACTTTCCATGATACAAAGTTCTGTGTCTTCGTTTGCGGCACCGATAGCAACCGCTGGCGCGGGGGTAATCGGATCGCTGTCGTCTTCGTTGCGTGCCGGGTCTGGAGAAGCAAGCGGAAGTGCGTCTGCCGTCATGACAGGCGTGACTGGTGTTGTATCGAATTCCAGAGCAGCTATAGCCACTGCTGGAACAGCTGCGATGTCGGGCTATGTCAACGCTATATCTAGCAAGGTTGGAGCGGCCAGAGCTGCCATTACAAGCATGATTTCTGCAATGAGAGCGTCTTTGAATTCTGCTGTATCCGCGTTTAGGTCGGCCGCTTCCAGGGCAGTTAGCTCATATGCATCCGGCATACGTTCTGGAGCAGGCTCTGCGAGATTTGCTGGAAGCAGTGTTGCTTCTGCTGGTGTAAGCGGGGCCAGTGGATATTATTGGAGCTTCTATAACATTGGCGCAAATTTGGGTCAAGGTTTGGTTAATGGTCTTAACAGCAAATATTACGACGTTAGCTCTGCTGCAGCAAGACTTGCTAGGGTAGCTGCTGACGCAGCTAAGAGAGCGTCTGACGAGCGTTCACCCTCTAAGGTGTGGGCCAAGATAGGTGCTTACATGTCAGAGGGCATGGTCATAGGCATGCTATCGCTTAAAGGCCAAGTAGATTCAGCGGGTTCCGAGATATCTAAAACGGCATTGCCTTCTATACTCGGGGCACAAAGTTTGATTCGCGACGCAGTATCTTCGGACTTCGAAATGAAGCCAAAGATAACGCCCGTTGTCGATTTGAATTCTGTAAAGGGCGCAGGCTCGTATATTCAAGGCGTGTTTGGACAAGCATATGGTATTGGAAGCGATATTTCTTTGGCTAATTATGGCCTGTATGGCTCTCAATCAGGTGAAAAGTCCAACTCGATAGTAAACAACGTATCCGTCACGGTTCAATACCAGGCCGGTTCGGATGTGAATGCGTTCGCATCCAATCTCGCGTCCGTCTTGACCGCAAAGATGAATCTGGAGGCTTAAGATGGCTACGAACGGCTTTAAGAAACCAAAAGACGCGATCACCAATCCCAAATGCAAGGGTATTGCCAAGGAGAAGAACGCTGAGAAGTTCCGGATCAACTGGTCGTATGGTTACCCTTCCAACGTCGCAAAGACCAGAAAGCAGTATCCTCCATGTTGGGGCGGTACTTATGGCCAATGGTCGACGATGGAGCAGAAATGGAACAAGAAGGGGAAGGCGTTTCTAACGCCTGCTCGTGAAAAGTTTGTAAAGGGGTGGACGTGGCGAAAGTCGTGGAATTCCACATCAGCATCCACCCCGTTATTCAACCGCTCAGATTGGTATCCTTATTCGGGTAAGCCAAAGCTGAAGAAAATAACCATGTCCGTTTACGGTCACAACGATGCTGGTTCTGGCCCAGAGACCAGGCTTCCTGAATTCGTGTTCGACCAACCGACGAAGCCGGCGATCGACGCCATTTCCTACAACAACGACAATGGCAATATCTCAACAAAGATCCGTTTCAAGAAGAACACCTGTGTCAAAGCCGATACATTCAACATGGCGTATCGGAGGGTTCTAACGTACAATTGGTATTACGACGAGGGCAAGAAGAAGACCATCACCAAGACCGACAAGACTGATTGGATGACTACTTATAACGAAGAGGTTCCAGTCAGCTATGCGCCTGGTTGGGCAAAGGCCCTTAACGTCAATCAGTATGCCATCGTGGAGTGGCAGGCTTTCACTCGTGGGATTGCCGGAAGGTCGTGTGACGTATTTAACGACAAGACAGGGAAATGGGATGAAAACCTGAAGCTCCTGACGACTCGGCGTTACGTTTACGCGTGGCCGGCGAAGCCCACAATCAAGACCGATAAGGTGAAGTGGGATAAGACGAATCAAATGCTGTCGATCCCTATCGATACTCACCATAAGGCCGACCGGAACCCTGTGGACAAGGTGACTCTCCAGTATAACAATTCCACGAAGATCACCAAGGTGGCTGAGC